CAGTTTGAGATTGTTGCCTCATATCCATGTTTATGTTTTTAGATTTTCTTGAAACATTATCCACAGCATTAGCTACGCCTTGATCATAAAAATATTGAGCAAACTTATCAGGATTCATCGCTACCGACAAAGCTTTATGATAACCTACTGCATCTTTAATTAATCCACTTTCGTCTAAATATTTGCCAATAAAATTACCAACATTAGATTGAACATTTTTTAATTCTTCCGCAGTACCAGGTTTATAAGTTAAATTATTATCAGACACATTAAAATCAAAACCTTTGAAATCACTGCTAAACACTTCATTTGTTTTGTCTGTAAAAAATTTAGCTTTTTTACTGTTTACCTCTTCTAAACTTTTAGATTCCTCTATTGAACTTTTATAAGCATTAAGATTTTTTTCTTGTTCTTCAGATAATCCACCCCCACTTGACTCAAGAGGAATGTTGTATTTATCTTTCTGTTCATTTAAAAATTTCTTTGCCTTAGCAAGTTCACGTTTTTTAGCTAATTTTACTTTCTTGATTTCTCTTGGTTCGTCTAAATCCTCATCGAAACTAAACTTGTCCTCAATAATATCTTGAATGTCTATTTCGTCTAAACCTTCTTCAGTTGACGAATAATAATTAGCCAGTACAACATCGTCTTCCATTTCCTCAAAGTTTTTTTGTAAATTATAAAAATCTTCAATTCCACGTCCAGTTTCCTGTTTGTACTTAAAATACGCTGACACATCTTCTGGTAAATCAACATTTGCCTCTTTTTCCGCAAATAATTCATCAACAGAATTAATATCCTTGTCGTATCTATTTTTTATATATGAAAGAACGTCTTGATCATTTAATTCAACCAAGGGTGTTTCAACTTCCTGTTCTTCAACAGGATTATTATTTTCTTTAGGCTCTTCTGTTTTATTATCTTCAGATAAATTAACTTTATCTATTGAAGGTTCATTTGCATCTGAGTCTTGATATTTTTCTTCATGCGCTTTTAGTAAATCGTTTTCTACTTCAACGCGAGACTTTTCTTCTTTTGTTACTTCTCTTACTTTAAATTCCATTTGATTTTATTTTTAACAAAGTTAATACTTATTTAATTATAATTTTAGACTATTTATCTTGGATTAAATTCTGCTAAATCAAACCCATCTAAGCTGTCTTCGTTGGACTCAAAGTTAATAGCTGGTAAATCTCTTTTCTTCTGTTCGATCATTTTAGAGGTTTGAGTTGATTGCTGACTAATCCTTTCATTTTTTGCATTCTCTCTTTCATTCTCTCTGGTTTTTAAGTTTTCACTCTCTAAACCTTTTAATTGCATTTGCATCTGGAATTCCACTTGCATTAACTGTTGTTTTAATTCAGCTTCTCTTTGTAATTTTTGAATATCAAAAGCAACCTCCGCTTCTTTTACTGCAATTTTAGATTGAGTTTCTACCTCATTGGTTTGCATTGCTAATTGTGCCGCAGCTTGTTGCGCTTGCATTTGCATCTGCGCTTGCATTTGTTGTTGTTGCGCTTGTTGCTGCTGCTCCATAAGTTGTTTAGCTTTACGCTTAACTTTAAGCAATTGATTCGCCATTTTTAAATTAGATATTTCTCTAATATCAATAGCGTCTTCAAGATTAATATCTGATTTTGATAAAGCCATTTGAATGTTTTGTTCCAACATAGCTTTTTCTTCTTCGTCTGGCATAAGTTCTATAAATACACCAAAGTCATACAGATACAAATTTTTAATATCTTCTATTATACTTAAATTATATTTACCTATTTGCATTGCAAACTCATCTTTAAAATCAGCAAACTCTAAAACATCTGCGGTTCTAATAGATAAACATTCTGCTAAAGTTTTTGTAATGTATAGACTTGCATTTAAAATATGTCTTGTAGCTACATTAGAATTTAATGCTGCTAACTTTTGAACACCAACTAATGAATTTGGATCAGGACTTGATCCATCACGAGCTTCATTTAAACCTGTTACAGACCTTATCATATCTAAGTAATGATTATAGTTGCCGATAAGCATTTGCATCTTACTTGCGCCACTATTAGCTGTTAGCTGAGTTATTGGTACTCTTGCATTATTGTATTCACCATCCTGCGTGTAACTTCTACCAATAACACTACCTGTTTGAAAATATAAACGCAATGCATCTTCAGGATTGTATGCGTTACCAGTTCCTAAATCAACTTCATTTAAACCATCAGCATCAATAAACACACCGTCTGGAACTACTCTTGAAACTACTTGTTGTATTTTTAAATGACTAATTTGAATTAAATCTGCAAATGGTATCATTCTTTTAACTAAAGACTCTAACTGTCCTTTGTACATTTTTGGCGCACAAGCTACATAGTTAGGCATAGCATATTGACTTGCTGATTTTGGTCTAACCATATTTTCTCCAAGTTTCCATTGAAGCATAATGTTAGTTCCCATAACCATAATACCATCATACCAAACATCAATAGTTTTAGTAACTTTTTCAAAACTTCCTTCATCCATCATTTCTTGTGGTGGATTAAATTGATCGTCTTTTTCAACAGTTTTAAATGTTCCGTCTGGCATACTTTTCTTTTTGTAAACAAAAGTATGTGTAGTCTTATAATTAAAATACATTAATGTAGCAGTATCCCTGTGAAACATACTGTTCTCATAGAATTGTGCCGAATTATAGTAGTCATACCAAGACTGACTATATTTAGAAATTTCAGATAAATCTTCGTTTGTTAAAGTAGGATCTATTTTAAGTAACTCTCCAATTGGAACTGTTTTAATTTCACCCCAATAAAAAGTATCTTTAAAATAAGGATCTTCAGTATAACTGTAAACTACATTTGCTGGATCTACATATTCAACTCGAACACCTTCTCCTGGTAAAAACATATGTTTTGCCATACCAATCCCTAAACAAGTAATATCATAATCTACACGTTTCCTTGTATCATTATAATGACTTGCTTGAAATAATGTATCTATAGCTTCTTCAGTTGCAATTTCTATAGAAGGTTTATAATTCATTTGCATGAAAAGTTCTAACTCTGCATCTGTTTCTGGTAAATCTTCTTCTTTAGTTTGAAATACATTAATACCAAAATCAGATTCAATTTGTTGTAGTAAAGGTTTTGCAAGCATATCACCCTCTATCATCTCTTGATATTGGTTTCTTTTTTCAGCTGACAATGCGTCTTGCGCTACTGCCTTTACTTTAAAAAGTCTATCATTCATTCCATTAACTACTATGTCAACAAATTTTGGAATAATAGGAACTGGTGTCCAATCTAAATTTAAATAACTTAAATCACCATCAACAGCTAATTCATTTTTATATTTACCAATAGACTGTTCTCCACGAGCATATAATCTTAACCGATGAAAATCACCTGATTGAGAATAAAACCTACAAGACCCACTATCTCTTCTAAACCATTCGTATTGTATTGCTTGTCCAACTTGAAGCCCAAATTCCATTGTATCTTTAACGGAATCTGAAGCAAATTGGTCTGGAAATGCAGATGCATTTACTTGTATTTTTACGTCTTTCATTTATTAAGTAATTGACTAACTGAATTCTTATTATTATATCTTGCAAAGTTAATGCTTATTTTCGATTTTTCTTTAGCAGGTGTGTACAAGTGTTTTTGGTTTGCCATTATAGCTAACCCTGAACTAATTGACGCATCAAACTTTGTTCGATTATTAATGTCAAATTTTGCCCAATCTTCTAAAGTTCTTTGAAAATACATTATACCCATTTCATCACTGTCTCTATAATTTTCGATTAAATCTAAACCAACATGTTTTTCTATATACGATTCTATTGCAGAAGCGTGTGATTGTTTTACATCTTCACTTGAATTGGGAATCCCACCTAATTCTTTTTCTGTTTTAGATAATTTATTAAATGTTTTATCAGGTCTATTTATACTAAACCCTCTATAACCTCTATTTTTTAAATGATATAACAAACGAGGTTTATTATTTTCACATAATATTGGCATCCCATAAAACACACAAGCCATTAATATTTCTTCAAAAAATATTTCTGCCGTTTGAGGCCGAGCTATATATTCTAAAAAAAATTCATTACTTGGAGCATTATCCATATTAAACTTAGTCATACCATGCAAAGAACCATTAGATCCTTTCCCAACTACAACTCCTGAAATATCATATGAATCACATCCAAACGAACCTACGTGTTCATTACCTGGATATTTTCTTCCATTTTTTATTGTTACATTATTTTGTAACGCTCTTTCAGGTAACCAAGATACAAAAAATCTTCCTCTTTTATCAGGACTCCAAATTACTCGACTATCTAAGATTCCATTCTCCCAAGAAAAAGATCCTTGAGTCATGTTTTGACCCATAATTAAAGAATCATTATAGTCTATTTGTTGGTATATTTTAGTTAAATTAAAAAGAGATTGTTTACTCTCATCTCTAAACGCATGAGACTCAGTTCTTGGAAACTGTCTATAAAATTCATTCAATGCATCAGGGTCATTAGATAATGAATCAACTTCATTTTGCCAATAATTAATTGCCCCTTGAGAAATCATTTCTCCATCTATACCAAGTACTGGTTTGTTTGGATCATTAAAAACAGGCATACCATACATATCAATAAATCCTTCCATATTCCATTCCATAGGGATGAAAAGTGAATATAACCCGCTTTTAGTTTGACCATTTAAATTACGGTTAGTACAATCAGAATCTGTGTAAAGTTTTTTAAAGTTAGCCCCACCTTTTTCTAATGCATTAGATGTTGAACCCATCATACACTTTCCAACAATTTTACTACCTAATCTTAAACACGTTTTTGTAACTCGCCAGTTATTTAAAATATTATCAGGTCGCTCCCATTTACCACTTTCATCATGTAATAGTAAACGTAATTTTTCTCCATCATAACTGTTGTCTCCAGTATTTTTCCAGTCAATAGTTGTATCTAAACCTTCAAGCTCTTGCTCTTCAGTTATATACATATTTTTCTTAGTAATCTTTGCAGCTGGAACTCTATACGCTAATTCTGTTTTAGGCTTGTCCATACCATCTTGTATGGGTTTAAAAAAGAATGGATAGTTATTAGATATAGGAACAATTTTATCTGTAAACATTTTTTTTGCATCAGAACCTGTTTTAGAAAGTATTCCAATACGAGCATCTTTAGTTATTGTACCCATGTTTACTCCTTCGCATGAAGCCATAAATGAAAAACCAGAACGTCTAATTTTTAAATAGTCCATTCCAAAACTTCGTTTATCTGCCTTACAAGCTTCCCAAAAAATATAAAAAATTCTATTTGCTTCTCTAAAATCTGGAGATCCAACATCAATTTTTGTCCATTGCAAATACATGTAATGTGTACCTGTAATATATGTATGTTTTCCGTTGTTTAAAAACCAGAATCCTTGTTCTCTAAAGTTAAATTCATTTTCTATATAATCAACCCACTCATTTTTAAAACTTACAGGTCTGTCATGCCATTGGAATATAGATTTTATTCTTGATAATTGTTTAGGTAGTGTTTTGTTTTCCCAATATTGATCTTCTTTTTTATCAGATCTTTTAAATATTTCTTTAGGAATTTTAGGAAGTGCGATGTTTAATCCGCTTACATTAATTATATCTTCAATTTGACCTGTTTTAGAAATTACAACAAAATTATATTTTTCATTATAACCGTAGGTCCAGCTTTTAGCTTTGTTTTTTGTAGTCAAAACATTTTTAGGAACTATATTTTTAAGTTCTTTATATAATTTATTTTGACCTTGATTCTGCAAATCCTTTTGGTGTGTTATTTATTTTAGTATCAACTCCTTCTAATAAATCTTTTTCTTCTTGTATTCTTTTTAATATTTCAAAAGCATCAAATATTGCTAATTTCTTAGTAGCTGCTGCATTTTTTAATCTATCCGCAGCTAATTCATCTTCTGTATCGTATTTAATAATATCTTCTTTTGCTACTTTTATTAATTGAAGAACAGCGAATTCACCAGCTTTTATTATTTCTTTTTTAATTTCATTAATGTCCATGATTTCTATAATTAACTAAAATTTCTTCTCCTTTTTTTATGTCTTTAATTAAAATTGCAATCATGTCTCCATTTTTTTCTGTATGAAAGATAGCATTATTTTTTGAAGAATGGTTAGTATACCTTCCTAATAAAGTTCTGTTACCATTTTTTATAGCAAATCCTAATACATCATTTTTATAAAAATCAAAACAACAAAAAATACCTTTACCTTCTATTTTAGATTTAGATATAATATATTTATTTGTTTTTTCTGGAATAACTTTACCAACTTTTTCTTCAAATTCTTTAGATTCAATACAAGCTCTTATATCTATATCATTTAAACCATACTCATTAATCATATTTAAATAATCAATATTACTTTCTTTAATATCTGTTTCGATGTTTTTTGTATTCATCTTTATTTCGATTAAATTTAAGTTTTAATTTATCTACTTTAAATTCCCAATCTAAATTATCAGAAGTTTTTTTAGTTTTTTCTTTATTCTTCATCATCTTTAAATTTATAAAACATAACATAAACTTGCCTACCTTCTTCCCATCCTTTTTCTGGATATCTACTATGAAAATCATTAGCTGGATAAGAAACTAATCGGTTTTTTTCATATCCAACTACTGAATGTAAATTCCATTTATATAAATCTGAAGAATCAATTAAAATAGTTT